ATGCTTTATCAGGAGCGACAACATCAACACCTACAGAATCAACAGAATCAGGAGATAGAGATGAGTTTGGATTTACTGCTGATGATTATAAAAATGGTATAGCAATATATAGAGGTGATGCTCCATCAGGCGGAGAAAGAGTTTTCAGTAAATCAGATTTACAAAAAGCATTATCTGATGGATATTCTTTGAGTTCTGTGCCTTTGTTTGAAGGAAACACAGGAGCAGGTGGTGGCTCATTTTTAGGTTCTACATCAGGAGAACAAATAGGTCGTATGAGTTCACAGATTTGGCAGGATGAAACAGGACAAAAGTTTTTAGTATTTGGTATTCCAGGAACAGATATGTTTGTTAGATACCAGGCAAGTGATGAACAACTAGGAACATTTTATACAACAGGTATGCCAGGCGTTAGAAGTGTAGACTCGGATTCTAACGAGTGGTATAACTCTTTATTCTTAGGTGATTACACAGAGATAGATGCAAACATTAAATTAGGTCTAGCTAATCCTTTTGATTCGTTAGTAGCAAATTTTCAAAGAATTAAAAATGTACAACCATGGATGGAGGATGAAGAACTTTATACATTATGGTTAGAAGGAATAATAGAAGACAGAGATATAGAAGATTATGAGTGGCAAGGAACTAACTGGTGGAGAACGCATACAAAAGAACAAAGAGATTGGTTATTAGTTTCACAAGGAAGAGGTATAGGAGAACTACCTGCAGATGCACAAGCTCTATTAGATAATAATATTATTCGTGCAAAAACTTTGTTACAACAAAATGGTGTAACAAATGCTGATTCAATATTTAATCCTGATGGAGAAAGTCTGATAGAGTTTTTTGCATTGCAATTATCTAATGGAAACTGGACAGAGTTACATACAGTAAATCAAGCCAAAGCTATTGGAGACCCAATGGCAGGTATAACTGTCGACAATCAACTCAAAGGGTGGTTAGAAGGTGTAGTTGGTGGAGTTGCACCTGAAACCACTCAAGCAGGTTTTGCTAAAGCACAGGAACTTGCATTAAAATGGTTAGGACCTACCTTTGCAGAGTTTGAATCAGCAAACATATCAGAGTTCGCATCTATGATTCGTAATGCAGAATCACCTCAGATTGGTGAGGCACAAGTTCAAGAAAGATTAAAAGCAATTAGAAAAGCATTGTTTTCTACAGACTTGTATGATGAAAATCTTACATACGAAGATATTGCATCACCATGGCGTAACTATTCATTTCAGTTCTTAGGAGAAAGAATAGATGAAAAGAAACCTGAGTTTATAAATATACTAAGGTCAAATGACCAGGAAGAAATAAATAAAATACTTCTTGAGTATGGTTTGAATAATAATATTGAGACAGTCTTTGATAGAGTAGAAGATAATATTATTGAAGGCATAGCTCCTTCATCAGTAGTTAGAGGAGTACCTACATAATGGCATTGACAGAACAAGCTAAAGCAAGATTAAGAACTAATGTTCAAACAAAATTTGGTGCATCATTTCCAAGTGCTTTAATAGATATTTATATAGATGCTTTTATTGCAAACAATCAAGATGCTAATGAGGCAATTATAGCTATGAGACAATCAACAGAATATCAAACTAGCTTTCCTGGAAACATAAACCCTGATGGTGTATCAGTTAAATATAGTGAATCAGAGTATCTTAATTTAGTTGATGCTTACAAAAGAAAGATAGAATCAATAGGTTTAAATGCAGATTTAATTCTTACACAAGACAGAATAGAAACATTGATTACAAATGTTGTTAGTAATGTAGAGTTTGGTAAAAGAATAAATCAAGTTTATCAACAGGTAGTTACAGCTATACCTGAAGTAAAACAATTTTATCAAGAAACTTTTGGTAAGACACTTACAGATGCAGAGATTATAGCTAGTGCTATAGACCCACAGATAAGTCAAGACTTACAGACTGGTGCTATAACAGGAGCAGATATAATATCACAAAATATTCTTCGTGCAGAGATTGGTGGTGAGGCTTTGTTAGCAGGGGTTGACATAGATGTACAACAAGCAGAACAATTAAGACAACAAGGTTTATCCAGGCAACAAGCAAGACAAGGATTCCAGGCAGCACCATCATTTTTAGCTATGGCTAGAAGACAAGGTAGAACAGGTGTATCTGCTACAGATGTAGTTGAGGCTACACAATTAGGTATACAAGAACAACAAGTTAGATTAGGAAGAATAGCAGGACAGTCTGAACAAGAGAGTGCAGCAAGACTTGGAGCAGCACGAGCAAGAACTGGTGAAGTTGTAGGATTACAAGAACAATAACTTTACATTTAAATTTTTATGATATAATAACCTTAGCTATCTTGTACTAAGGTCCGAGATTAAAAATAGACCTAGATTTTGTATTCGGTCTTGATGCCTACTAACAAGACCTGTCAAATAAAAAAAGTAGAGTAAAAATAGGCAGAGGTTACTCATACACCTCTTGTAAAAATATCGTGTGAAGTAAGGACAATTAAATATGGCAGAAGAGCTTAATAACTCAGAAGAAAAAACTAACGACAGTGAAAAAAACTGGAAGGCTATGAGGGAAGAGAATGAACTTTTAGCAAAGAAAGTCGCTGATTTTGAGGCAAAAGAAAGAACTGATATTTTTAGTAAAGCAGGTCTTGACACTTCAAAAGGAGTTGGTAAAGCAGTTGAGATGATGTACGAAGGAGATTTATCTGTAGAAGGAATCCAGGCATACGCATCTGAAGAATTTGGAGTAGAGTTTGGGCAACAAGGCGGAATACAAGATACTTTAAAAAGTACAGAGCAAAGTCAAGAACGCTTGAATACTATTCAAAACAATTCAGTGGTTGACATTTATGATGAGGATGTCGTAGGACAAATTCGAGAGATAGAAAAATCAGGAAATGTACGAAATTCAATCGCTGCAAAACTTGCTGCTATAGAGGAAGATAACAAAAACAAGTAGTAAATTATCTTCTAAATTGTCAAAGAAGTAAAAGTAACAATAGACAATTTATAGGAGAAGATAAAAATGGCAGACATATCGTTAACAAATAATACGATTTATGCACAAAATATCAATAACTTTACTGGTGAATTGTTTAAAGTT